TGTAAATTTTACTGCGTTCATTTTCCCTCACTAGGTCAAACCCGGCGCAGGTTCGCCGCCCGGTAAATCTACGTCGTCGCGTAAAACGCCAAGCGCGCGAAAACCCTCTTCGAGTTCGCGGCTGTCGTTCATCGAAACGAGGTTGTCAATCTTCTTTTTGTCCTCATCGAGTTTTTCGCTTTCGGTGTATTGATACAGAGACGGAAACTCAACGTCGAAACGGCCTGCCCTGTCTTTGAATTTTGCAAACCGCGCATCGTAAGTCAAGACCGTATCGACCGCAAACTTAAAAAGCGGCTCAATTTTGCCGCGCTGAATGTCTGAGTGTATATCGGCGTTCGTGGTCATCACATTAAAATTGTTCGCCTGATACGCTGACGACGACCCGAAATAAAAGTCGCTGTGCATACCTGCCTGGATCCCGATAAACTCTTTTAACGCGCTCGCGATGTCAGCAAAGCCGGGCGAAAAGTTTGACGACAAAATTTCCATTTCGGTGTCAGAGTCGATGCGCGTGGCGTCGTTTAACGTCAAAGTTTTGTTTATGTTTGCGAGGTTACGTTCGAGCGCAGCAAGTACAGCATCGTTCATGCCGCCGCCGTTGTGCTTTTGAATAATCGTCTGCGCACGAACGCACAAAACCTTTATCGTGTAAATGTAAAGATTGATTGCCTCGGCGGCCTCGCGTAATTGCGCGACGCGGTTTTTGCCCACGCCAAGCATAGGTTCAAAGCCGGGGCAAAGAAACTTTGCCGACACGTCGTTTTTAAGTGAGTAGCCGAGACAGAACAACTCGCCCACGTCTGACGTGTCGTCGATTGCGCCGAAACGCGAGCGCGTCGCATATGAAAAATAAGAATCGTTAAACGCTGTAAACGTCACTTTGCCGCCGCGATTGATCGGCACGAGCAGCGAGCCGCGCGGCGAGCAGTCAGAATATAAAAGCATTTTCGCGAACGTCTCGCGCAGGTTCATTTTTGTAAAGTGGTCTGTAAGTGCTTTCGATAACTCTTTGCCGTCGTCGCCGTCGAAAATGGCTTCGGGCATTTCGCGCAGCGCGTAAGCGATTGGCTTGTCGACAATTTTTGAGAGCGTCGGTATGGCGAGATAATCTTTGTAGTTGTAAAGATATGGCGTGTAATCAATGTAATTGCCGACAAGCGTCGGGTCTTTCAGCGAATTGATTTGCAAACCAACGTCAGAGTAAATGCTGTGATGAACCTCACGAAAAGCGGCGTACTCTTTCGTGCGCCGCGTGTCCACTGTGCCGACGTTTTTGCGTTCGTGCCCGACGGCAAAAATTTGCGTTTCGAGCGGCGTTGCCACTTTGCTGTATTTTTGCGCTGTGCGGTTCTGCCACTGCACGAACGCCGAAATTAAATCGCCGTTTTGTTTCTCGCCGGGCGTAAGCCTTGCCGTGCGCTCATTTTCGTAATCGCGTTTGATTTGCTCGATGAGTCCGTGAAAAGTGTGTGACGATACGACACTCGACACCTGATCGACGAGCGTTTTGTTCTCGGCCATTTTCGCAACCGGCGTTTCGAGTAAAACGTTTATTGCGCGCAGTACGCCGTGCAGGTCTTGCGCTGCGCTCATCGTCGGCCCCCGGCCCAAGCTCTGCTGCCGTATTCAGGAATACACGGCGAACCCACCAAGACGTCAGGCGTTACTGCGGTATTCAGTTTATACCAGTCAAGCATCGGTTGCAACAACGCCAAAAACTCGTAGTCAGTTATTACGCGTGTTTGAAAACGCTGCAAAAAAACGTCGAACACTTTGCGCGGGCGCGTCTGCCCCTGGTCGCGCAAATCATGCACATTTAGCGCGCTCACTTCACAACCTCAGCCATAACGTTGTCGAGCAGTAGTTCAGTTTCAACCAAAGGTTTATTAAAGCCCTTGTGCGCCACGGTCGCGGGCGCGTTCGGTGACGTCGCGCCGTCGCGAATAATCTTTTTCACTGCTTTTTCGCAGCGCATAGCTATTTTTGTCATGAAGGTTTTTTCCAATTGTTTCAGAGTTTGCGGCGTCATTTTCGGGTCGATTAGATTCGACAGATATTTCGTGATTAAGTCTGTCGAGGCTTTTACCGCGTTTTCTGCGCCGACACGAAACGCCGGGCGCGGCGGTATTAGCTCCGTACCGAACTCATTCCATCGCGCAACGTCCGCAAGTTTGACCGCTTCACCGTCGCCCTCTTTGGGGTAACTGACGCCCGCTTTTGTGCCAATCAGAACGTGCATTTATTTTGGTACACACTGCCACAGCATTTTCGCAAGGCCGCTTTCTTCAGTCTGCTGTTCTAAAACGCGGGCCGCAGTTTCGCACGCTGCCTTTGACTTAAAATCGTGCGTAATGACTTTCGGCGTTTCAGCGAGACCGCTTATATACATCGTGGCGATTAGTACAAACATTATGCGCCCGATAAACCCGTGTCACGCACCGCGTAAAGCATTTTGCGCAAGGCCCATAATTCGGATATATTGCCGCACGCTTGGCGACGTCTGCCACAGCTCAACAGCACCGGCTAAACTGTCGGGCGCGTCGTCGTGCTCTGCAAACTTATTGTAATTCGCAATTTCGGCAAGGTACGCTGCGTCGGTGCCTGCAAGCGCGCGCAACTTGTATTTATTCGCCGTCACGTGCGTTGCGATGCGTTCAGGCTTGGCGACGCTTTGATGCTTTTTCGTCCAATTATTGCGCCAGTTCGGCGTATACCGTTTTTCGGCGTCACGTAGCGCAGCAAAGAAAATTTCTGTTGCGTCGGCCATTTGACTTTCGAGGCAAGTGTCAATCGGTTTGAACTGCGCCAAAAACATAAGCACGCCGCGTTGTGTGTCAGCGTCGGCAACCGATTTCGGAAAATTGCGGCCTGTGAACACAAACACCTTTTCCGGGCCGCGTTTCGTTAAACCCACCACCGACACCGACGTGCTGTCTGTGCGTTTTTTATTGCTATAAGACGAATCAATGAACGCCACGCAGTAGTCACAGTCCCATTTTTCGTCTGTCTCAAAAGCACCGATTACGTCGTCTGAAAAAATGTGCTCAAGCTCGTAGTTTGCGGCCCAAAGACTCGGCGTCATTTCACGTTTCTTTTTCTCAATCCACGCCGCATTGATTTCAGGTATGTGAATTTCGCCAATGCGAAATTTACGGCCCTCAAACATTGCTTTTGGCAGCGTCGAAAAATAGTCATCTTCATGCCACGGCGTGCCCGTTATCATTATCGACCCGGTAGGCTCGATGACGTTTGCCGTTTCGTAGACAAACGACTTTGTGCGTTCACGCTCTGCGCCGCTGTACCGGTCTTCTTTCGTTACAATATCATCGAGCCAGATGTAGTCAAAGTGCGCGCCTGTTATGCTGCCCCCGATACCCGCAGCGGTTAAGGATGGTTGAACGGTAACGCGTCGCTTAAACGCAAAAACCGTTTTTTCCTGTGACCACTCTTTTGTTTGCGCTGAATGACATTTGAAGCGCGCAATTAAATACATACGCACGATAGGGTTGTGCAAAAAGATTTTTTGCAAAGCGAGCACAACCTCGGCGGCGTAAGTGTCAGTTTTACGAACGATCAAAACGCGCAACTCAGGGTAGAGCATAAAAAGCAACGTGAGCGCGACAAGACCGCACGTCGTTTTATAGCTGTTACGATGCGCCATAAGAATATCGCGCCCGCCTTGCGGCACGTACAAAAAAAAGTTTATCCACCGATCATGCTCAGGCGTTAGCTTTTCAAAACCTAACAGGTGCCCGAATTTGTGCGGCTCTGCGAGCCAGTCATCGAGTGCGGCGTGCCACGCAAAATCACTCATCGACTTTTTCGGCAGTCGTTTCGACTATTTGCCCGCGAGGCGCAAGTGCGTATTTGCCGAAAACCTCTTTCGCCTTTTCGTCGTGCTCTGCAATTTCGGCAGGTGTCATTGCCTTAATGGTAAGCGTGTCATTGCTCGCTGGTTTGCCGTCTATATATTCAGCTAAAGTTTTAACGGCCCACGACTCATCGAGCAAAGCGTTTTTTAGTAATACTAACGCAACAGCACGCGCCGCGTGTTTATCTAAAGGCTGCACAGGCGCACTCACAAATTTATCACCGACAACGATTTTTCGGTCTTTAAGAACCTTTAACACTATCGGGGGCACATCGCCCGACAAAATGTTTTCAATTTGTTTTTTAATCGACGCGCCGCGCTTTCCGTTTTTCCCGCCTTTGGCCATGTCGGCCTTTGTTAGCTTATGACCTGCGTGCGCCACTAATCCCCACTAATCAAAAATCATGCACCGTTACGATTTCGCCCTTAAACCCGGCGCGCGTTAATTTATCGCGCACCTCGTCAGGATAATTCCACGCATAATTTATGCACACGTCAGCCGTTTGCAAAAGAGTGCTCGCGAGTTTTTCATCGTCGGTCATCGCCTCAAAGTACATATTAGGCAGCGGCAAAACTTTTGCGCCGCTGCCCGGCTGAAATTTACCGATCTTCATTTGCGTTTCGTCGATAATGAACATTGGCACCGCGTGTGAATCGTCAGCAAGGCAGCAATTGACGACAACGCTTTTCGCCGCACTGCCAAAACCGATTATTGTTTTACCCTTCACGTAGTCAGCAAGGCGTAAAAGTTTTAATGCGACAACCTCGGCAAACTGAAAGCGCATCGGTTCGCCAAACCCGTGCAGCGACGTATGCAAACGGTGTTTAACTGTTATGCGCAGCGAGCCACCGTGCACCGCTGAAAAGTCAACAGCGTGCATGGCAAGCCCGGCACGTTTGCAAAGCGCGTCAATGCCGCGCGCCGTAATGTACCCGATATGTTCAGCGTACACAAGGTCGAAAAGCGTTTTGCTGCCGAGTACGTCGCCGTCAGGAAACTCGAAAACCGCCACACCGTCAGGCGCAAGCAGTGTTTTCACGCCGCGCATGAAATCCAAAGGGTCGGGCACGTGCGCGAGCACGTTCGTCGCCGTTATAGCGTCGGCTAACCGCTCACCGCTTTGCAAAAGCTCACGCGCAAACGCTTCACCGAAAAACCCTTTGCGTTTCGGCCAGTGCACGCCGTCTTGAAACGGGGCGACGTCTGACGGGTCGATAACGATTGCAAGACGGTCACAGACACGATACAGCGCCGCAGCAAGCGCGCCGTCATTGCCGCCGATGTCATAAACCACACCGCGCTGATTCGGCGCGTTTTCGGGCAGGCGTTCTTTGACAAAGCGCGCAAGCTCGACACAATGTGCACGCCACGACGCCGACACAGGCGCAAACGCATAATCCCCCGCGAAAAGCTCGTCAGGGGTAAAGGGCGTATTCGCAAGCGAGAACGAGCCGCAAGCGTCACAGCTCACGAGTTCATGCGGACGACGCTCTGCCGCCTTGGCGCTTTCATACGTCGGAAAGTATTTATTCGGCACGGGCAGACTAAAAGTCATCACGTGCTTTGCGTCTGCGTCGCAGTAGCGACATTTCGGATTTTCAATTGTGAACAAAGTGAACCCCTTCTATTTTTTTCCAACGCCTGAACCCGCCGCGATTTTTATTGATTGCGTCAAACCAAAACCAGTCGGCGCTATGCTCCATTGATTGCCAAGCGACGCCCGCAATCTCAGCACGACGAAAAACCACCGCGCCGCAATCAATAAAACCACGCTGAGGCTTCGCCGGTAAAACTTTGTGTTGTATATAACTATGCACAGTGTCGCAATAAACCGCAATCGCCGTTTCGTCGTCATCGAGCATCGCCACGGCCTCAGCAAGAAAATTCGGCGCGTAATAATTGTCGTGGTTCGTTATCATAACAAAAACGGCGTCGCGCGTCGTGAGACTGTCAACGTACCTTGCCCGCTTCGCGTGCCCGTAATTTTGTTCGCGCTCTTTTGAGTACGTGAACCTTATGCGCTCGTCTTTTGGCAGTAGTTTTTCGTAGCCCTTTGGCGGTTCGCCGTCGTGCTCGATAATCAAACGCCAATTTTTATATGTCTGCGCCATGAGTGAATGCGCTACAATCGGATAACCCTCGTAAGCCGTGCAAAAAACCTCGACAACGCCGCCACTGCTACCGAACGCCACCTCATAAACCTCAGGCCAACCGGCCCGAAAATCCTTTTTCCTTGGCGTCAGATAATGCCCGCTTCGCCCTGTGTCCCAAAGCGGCGAGTCTTTAATCGGCGCAATCTGTTTACACCGATAGCCCTTGCGCTCTGCCTGTAAAAGAAAATGCCCTTTCGGGTCACGATGCTCAAAACGATAGCAATCATTTTTAATCGTTATCGGGTCGGCAGTAAATTCTAATTGCTCAACGAACTCACGCGGCATAAAAAGCCCCGTCGTGCGAACGTGCCGCACCGGGTTCAGTGACATTTCAAAAACCGGCAAATCTGACGGCGCGTTGCGCGCGCTTATGAAAGCGTCGATAAAGTCGGGGCGTACAGGTAAAAGATCGTCAACGCACCACAGTAAAAAATCATACGACTCAAAGCCCGCCAAGCGGCCCCGTGCTATGTCCTGTAGCGCGCCAATGTCAAAACCCTGATTTGCGCGCGGGATAAACACGCCGCCCACCGCTTCGACCTGTTTTCTGTACTCGTCGTATTTTGCTGGGTTATTGCAGATAACGCGAAACTCGACGTCGGGGTGACGCGTTGCCGATAGTTGCCACGCCTTGCACCACGCGCGCAAGTTCGCGTCGCGGTCGTAAATGATAATTGTCAGTGCGGTTTTCAAAGCTCATCCGGGCCGTCGTCTGCTATAATGAGCCACGCACAGAGAAGCGCCAAAACGCCCGCGAGCGCATAAAATGTCGTCATGGTGTGTTCGCCGCTTCGAGTTTACCCACGAGACGCCGCACAGAATCGAGGCCGCGCCGCCCTTCGATACAGTCATAAAGGTGCGCCCGGCTGCGGTTCACGGCTTTCGCCGCGATTGTCAGTTCGCCGAATTTTTCTTTCACTCTTTGGCTGAGGTAACGCCGGTAAAGCGTGTCGGCGGCGCTATACTGCTTTTCGCAGGCGTCTAAGGTCGTCTTTTTCACGCCGCCTTTTACCCGCACGCTGTCGGCGCGTAAAGTAAGTTTTTATTCTTGCGCTCGCGATAGACCGGCCCCGCCCACTGCACAGCAACCTGAACAATGAACAGCAGTTTTTGCCCTAACACCCCATACCCGTTTTTTATACCCCCGCCTGCTGCACCATTTAAGAAAATAACTCCAGAGAGTTTATATATAAAAATCATTGTTACTGTTCAGAAAGTGGCTTTCGCCCTTTGTTTATAGGGGTCAAACGCTGAACAACGAAACTGCACAGCACGGCAACTTTTCCCCATTTTTATCGCTCAAACCATAACAGTAAACATCCGTACACTAAACCGGCCCCCCGCTGCACAGCAAAAACGCAAAAAAGTCATTGTTCAGCCAAGGCTTATTGTTCACGGTTTTGGGATAAAAATAGTGAAAATTACTTGACGCGTAGTCGCAAAAATGCGACTTTTTTTGGCACTCCGAACCGACTTTGTGTAATATATACACAGAGCGCAGGGGCGCAAGGGAGAAAAGGGCAATGAACAAACAGACACAAATACGCGAAATAGAAAAAAAGATGCGCAAGCTGTGGCACAATCAGGCGGCACGGTACGGAGCGCGCAAGGCGTGGGATTCTGTTCGATTTCGTAAATATCATACGCAATGGTCGCACTTAGCAGATGAGCTTGCCGTAGAATACACGGTCGGAGACGTACTCGCGTGATCCGCACGAGTATAGTTTATTGCCCCGAACGGTACGGTAAATTAGAGGTGGCTGCGCCATGAATAATAACACTTCGTATACATTAGATGATGTCAGAAAATTATTTGAAAAACGGCATGGAGCACAAGAACGATACCCTGAAGGGTTAAAAATTCGCGGCATGAACTACGGTGGTATGTACAAACATAAAACTACGGAACTGTTATGGTGGGGCTACGCTGACGCTTTCAAAGATTTAGGGCTATTAAAATCGTGAACCGCATCGCCTACGCAAAAAACCACTTGCAGCACGCTAAAACCGAACTGCAAGCGTACCTTGAAAACGAGGTCTACAAAGCCGGTTCAGA